GACGTTGGAAATCCGACAGTAGAATCAACATCCAATACAGTTGAACCAGATGAAACTTGAGATGTTGACTTTGTATATGGATGAACAGAAAATGGTGCAGAAATTGAACCGTAAGATGTATTGTCTTTTATATCATAATCATAATCTAACTGAATACGATAATAATTTTTATTTTTTGCCTTTATAATTTCTACATTAGCAACAGGTGCTTCTGAATAACTTATTCCATATTCAGGAATAGAATCTTGAAATAAAGTACTACTTGATAAACCAAGTGGATTTCCTTCAACTGCTTCTACAATCAGATCCTTGGTTTTTCTATAAAAAGCTGCTGAAGGTTTGATGAGAAAATCTTTAGGATTTACTACTTTAACTTTCTCACCATATAATGCACCGAATAAAATTCTTATTGATTCTTCCGTTCCTTTTGAATCATAAAAATCAGAAATTCTTGAAATTAAAGTTTTTTGATTTACATCTGATGCAATATCTCTATCTTCAAATCCGGGCAAAAATTGATTTTTTAACTTTCTTAAAAATTCATCTAAAAATAAAACACTTAAATTTTCTATTGTTGATTCATCTTTATGTGTTTTGGAATCAGTTTCTGAAAAAATTAATTGTTCTGGATTATCTCCCTTCTGATATTTTGTAATTCCACTAAAACCACGTACACATTCTGTAAAAGTCCTATCTGTTTTTGATTTATATAAAATGATTTCATCATCTATTTTTAATAATCCGTATCTATCGGGAAATCCATACGTCCCCAAAAGATTTTCTGATGGATTATACATAACAGATATTGTTGTATCAAATTCTGTTATATCCCCATCAAGAATACATGTTTTAGTGTGATTAGTTAATGAATTTAAATCAAAATATTGATCTATATTTTGGAGCAAGTCCAATGGAGATCCAGAGTATTCTTGTGAGGAATAATATTCCCCCAAAAATTCTGTTAATAAAGGATAAGAATCCCTAACAAAACTTGGAAGTTGTGAGGATACGACTTCTTTAATTTTAACTCTGGTTCTCTCTGTTGATATCATTTTACTGCATTAAAGAATCTAATGGTGGAATGTTGTAATAGAATTTTATACCGTTGTTTTAGTTGTAGTCGAAGTAATTGGAGTTCCTCTTACTAACGTCCCATTGGTGTAACTGGAAGAAACTATATAATTGCTTCCAGAAACATCAGCTCCAGATGAAATGGTATCTGGAAGAGCACTTACCATACTATTATTAATATCTATCTGCAAATAAAGATCCTGCAATCCGATGACATCATTGGAGTGTGGTGGAACTGATACTTGGACAATAGGTACATCTGTATTGATTTCAGTGCTTGTAATATTGATCGGATTTAATCTTATTTCCCCTTTTAAATAATCAATTTGTCCAACGGAATCTTTTACAATTTGAGGATCTTTTGCTGAATTTAATCTAAACAAGAAAAGTTTTCCATAACGTTTATTTGAAGAATTTGGCATATCTCCAAGATAAACTGCATATGGATATCCACTCACATAAAATGCACTTGTTTTAATATTATATCCAGATTCGTTTGATATGTGGAATTGATTTCCATAGCACAATTCATATTCTGCCAAAGCATTGACAGCTGCTCTCATATCTCTTCGCATTACAACTTTTGTAATGTTTGATGTGACTGATGCATGACTATCATCAATTAACTTTAAGAACTTACTGTACTTAAATCTTGCTCCAAATGTATTCAACTCTTCTGATCTTGCATAGGTCTCAATATTTTTAGATATCAAGGAAGTAACAAATGATTGACTTGATGCCAAGTTTGTATTGTAATATGCGGTTACATCAGTTTCCAGATACAAATACTTTAAGTCAACAATTTCTGGAGAAATACCTGCTACTGCATATTGACGCAATCTTGTTCTGATTTCATTTTTTGCGGAGTTTGAAAGATATGAGCCATTCGTCGGTTTAATGGCAAGATAAACCTTACCAAATTGTGGAGGATTAAGTTCTTCTCCACCATAAGCAGCAATTGCATCAATATATGGGTAAATTCTTGGAGTTATAATTTCATAGTCCCTGGAAGTTACTGCTCTGTATCTTGCAGCATAGAAACGAGGGGCATATTTCTTAATCGAATCAACGCTTTCAATTTCTTTTCCGTTAGCAGATATTTCATTTGTTGAAATTTGAGAAATACCTGATGTTGCAATTGTTTCTGTTCCACCTGCATTATATGTTAATTTTCCCGCAAACGTGAAGTTATCAATTCTATTACCAATAGATCCATTACTTACAACATATGACACTTCAATATAACTATTGTCCGCAGGTTTTAATCCAAATACATTATCACCAAAAAGAATTTCGTATCTCTCATCTTCAATTTCATAAACATAAAAAACCGCATCTTCCGGATTAACACCAAATAAAGAATCGGTTTGAACGTATTGTCTTGATACTGATGAACCTTTTGAATTATAAACAGTAACCCTTATAGTATCAGTATCAACTCCTGCATTAGGTAAAATAAATCTTTGTTTTGGTTTTAGAGGATCAACTGTAAAATTAGTTGTTAGATATGTTCCTTCATATATTTCAACGTTTTCAAATAAAGCAGAATCTGCAACAACGGGGCGAGTTATATCTGATAGAATTGAAAAAGTACGGTTATCGTTTTCAAAACTCAAGGCAGAAGTTGCTGCTAAACCTCTATTGAGTGTAATTGAAGTTACTTTTGTTTGATATTTTGATGTATCAACAAAGAAAGTTATTTTTGCCTTGGCACATTTTTTTGATCTTGGAACATATCCAATGTTTCTTGCCAATGAGACAACATTTTCTCTCAATGTCGCACTATCAATAAAGACCTCATTAGTCACCATATTTGCATTATATGATGCAATATATGTGTTGTATGCTAAAACATCAATAAGCACCGAAAGATTAGAACCCTCAAAATCATAGTCAGTGAAATTTGAGTTAGTTCTTAAGTAATCTCTGATTGAGGTCTGTATCTGGTCAAAATCCAGATTTGTGAAGTTAATAAGTGACATTATCGTGTCTGTTGTAATGCAAATTCTAATCTTTGACGTTGTGCTTCAACTCCTACAATATCATAAAGAATAGTTATATAATAACCAGTATAATCTTCATTAGGATCAACAACAACTCTGTTTAATCTAACTCTTGGCTCATAGTTATTAATAACATCTTCAATACTTGATTGTATTGTTGCTGAACTAATTAAATCAACATTTTCAAATAAATTTCTTGAGACATTAGATCCTAAATTTTGATTAAAAGGTCTTTCTCCCTTTTCGGTCAATATTAAATTCTGCACGGAACGAGCAATGGCTGTCTCATTACGAAGGTCAACCAAATCTAAATTTAATGGATTTGTATTAAGGGACAAACTAATGTCCCTAAATGCTTGACTGACCCTTTGTAATGGCATTAAAATACAGTATTTTCTTTATTTATTACGTTCATAGAGAGGTTCGGTGCCATATTCCCAATCATCATAGTCCTCATCATTACGAATTTTTGCATGAATTTCGTTTTGATGAAAGAAGTCGTGTTTTTTGGGAGTTAAATCATCATTTGCAATCTCACGAAGCATCTTTTGCTTCTCAATTTTGTTTTCCCAACCATATTCACTTGACAAATACTGCGTTCCCCACTCATTTTTCATAAAATTTTCGTCTTTATCGACTTGTTTGGTCATTGTTTTGCTCCTGATTTGTTAAATCAGAACTTTTTACGGGGTTGCTATCCCGTGTATCAATATAAAATCCTTTTCTTAAGTAATCTTCATCACTTACGAAGGTTAAATTGTCGATATTTTCTATTTTTTGATCATTCCAGACAGGAATTGCAACCGAATTGCCATATCTAAAATCTGGATTTCTTCTAAAGTGAACCTCTATGAGGCAATTTCCGATAAATTCACAGTTTATCCACTCATAATTGCCTTTTAAACTATTTAAGACATCTGGAAATTGGACATCTTGATCTATTTGAGTCCATTTTTTCCATTTGTATAAGTTATTATCACTATACTTCTCACCTAAAACAACTAAATCTGCTTTTTTATTTCTAAAATCAACACTGATATGTTTTCCTTTAAAAATTTCACACCAAAATTCTGCAGGATGTAAATGATCAGTGTACTTATCAATCCACTCTATACGAGAAAATCGTCCCATACCAAGTAAATTAATACTTGGTCGGACGATATAATACCCCGAAGATGGAACAGGACTTCCTACAGGACCACACAGGTGCCCCAGACGGCGACTTAAGAACAGTGTGTTATAAACCCAAAGATCTTCCAAATGTATTGAATTCCATTCATCTATTGGGTCGGAGTAGTACATGTACTAAATCCAGAAACAGAGTTTCTATGAAGGGTATAATTCTTTTGAAGACGAATATCAGAATTTTTAAATGTCCAACATTCACCTGTAGTATCTATGAAGACAACCCATTCCAGGTCATGTTCTTGTGAACGATCAATCATAAAAAAAGCCCAGCCATTACCTTTAGGAGTAACGACTGGGATTTGAGGATTCAATTGAATCACCTACCCTGACCTCTATATTTCTTTTTACGTCCATTACGTGACGTTGGACTTAAGAGTGTACGAGGGGAACGACCCTGGCGAGTTTTCTTTGGTGCTCCAGGTTCAAAAAGTACCTTATTAGATCCGCCCTTTGCCATAAGTTATCTCCTATCAAATAACGCGAGTTTTTTCATGTCCAACTCTGATACGAGG